CTCTACTCCGAATATTTGTTGGATGTATTGCTTTTCATATCGGTTAATAAACCTTTGTAAAGTTGCATCTGTTGCTGTTGACCTTGCAAGTTGTGAAAATCCTGTAAAGTCTGATTTCTGAACTATAATCATCTTACAAATTTAACACTTTAATTAAATATTTACCTGTTGCTTTATAACTATGATTTTCAACAATCCAATTTCTATTTAATATCTTATACTCTTTTATCTTTTCTAAAGATGTGTTTTGATAGTATTTTATCCATGCTTTAAAAAACTCCTCATCATTTGCAACAGATAATTCACATGAACCATAATTAGCCCTGTAAACATTATGATACATTGAATTAGTAATCACTATTTTGCCCATCGCCGCTGCTTCAAATGCAGTAACTCCAAAACTACCATATACTTTATCCTTTTGTTTTGGTGCGAACAGTTCGATATAAACATCACATTCACTTATCCGCTTTAAATTATGTTCGTGATTTACATCAGTAGTATCATAAATAAACTTTACCTGAAACTCTTTCATCATTTCAATAATCTTTGCCGTCCCTTTTGTTTCAGGTTTATTAGGATAGTGAGCAAATGTTAATACTGAATTGTGATAATCACTAAATTTAATTTTATCAGTATCAATTGCGCCAGCTATATAATTTCTTTCTTCTTTCTGAATGAGTGAATCAAACTCAGGCGAATCAAATAATATCCGTTCACAAACAGGATTGAATATTGAGTTCATTCGTTCCGGTTCTTGTCTGTATGGAGTACCTGTATGAATCACAAATAATCTTTTACCAAAGTCTTTACATAAAGACAAAATGTGTTCAGATGAATGCGCAATAATTATAATATCAGCTTCCTTCATTTCATCAATCATCGTAATATGATTAACTACTAATGAGGTCTTTTCATAATTAAATGGATGCGGAGTAAGTGCTAATGACTTTGAATTTATACCAACTGATTTTAAACTTTCGCTCAATGAATAAGCAAAGTTTGAGTAGTCGTTGTATGAACAGAATATTACTTTCATTTTTTGTATTCTAAAAGCCAAACATTGGGAACTAACTCTTTACGATAACCTTTTTCCCAATCAGTAAATCTTGAATCGTAATCATCTAAAGTCAATTCAAAAGTATGATACTCATTAACCGGAATATTTACTCCTGTTAAAAACACCACATTCTTTTGCGCAATGTGTTTTATGTTTTCAATCGCTTTATCAAAATCCATAACTCCATCCATTACAGCGAAAGCGCAAATTGTATCAACTGAAAATAATTCAGCACTTTTTTTATCTTCAATACTTCCTTCAATCACTTCATCATTTACAGGAAAAGCATCTAAGCCATAATACTCTTTTCCTTTTAGAAGTTCTTTTAATGCCATTGAACCGCATCCAACATCTAAAACTGAATCGCCAACAAATACTTTACTTAAATGACTTGCATAGTCACGAACTATAATAGCTTCTGTTGAAGTACCTGTAGTTCCTTTCTCCCTTCTTTCAAGTAGGTTGTTAATCTTTTGTTTCCATTCTTTTTTAGTTACTTTCATTTTTATTTATTTAAAAAGTTATTGACTGATTTGCGTTCTGTGAGAAGTGGTTTTTTCGGGCGTGAAATTACTTCGTTATAAACTTCTTTTTGTATAGATGCACCTATTCTGTTTTTGGTGCTTTCCGAACCTCTCATGTTATAAATGTAAATGGCAGTAGTGATAACTCCGATTCTTTCTTTGCCGCACATTTCTAAAAAGCAAAACATCATGTTGCTTTCAGTAGTACAAGTGAACCATTCACCATTTATTTTAAAATCATCTTCAGTTAATTCATCAAATAAAAATCTTCTAAATGTATTAGGTGCTGTTGCCCTGAAAGCTACCTTACGGTAATCTCTGCTTTCATGTATTGATTCCCGAAAATAAATATCAAATGAATTATCTTTCATCAATTGAACTCCTTTCTGGTCCATCCAAGTACCGTAAGTCATCCAACTGCCTTCATCGTATTTATCGCTTATGTAGTTAAGTGCCTGTGGCATCAAGGCATCATCCAAACCAAGTAACACTATAATATCATCAGGCGACTTTGAGTATTGTTTAATAGCATCGTAACGGCGTTTAGCAGCTCCAACATTATCATTATAAATATCAATGTGAAACTTTGGATTTGCTTTGTGTTTCAATAACTCAATGGCTGTATTATCCGTTGAACCGTCGCTTATAAATACCGCTTCCCAATTTTTGAATCCTAAATTATTTACTGAGTTCAAACAGAATCTAACCTTATCTGAACAATTATAACCGGAACTAATAATTATAAATTTGTGCATACATAGTAAATTGTTGCCCATATTATTAGAGCGATGAATAAACCTATTGATAATCCTTTAAAAAACTTCATATCAGTTCAACAATTTTGTTTCTTACCAATCCCAATGCAGTCATCCCATCCATACACATTTCGGTTCCATCTCTGAACTCTTCCAGGTCTTTTAAAAACCGGACTTTTACAGTTCCTACAAATTTACTTTCGTCCGGTTCTGTTTTATGTATAGCATCTAAATAATCACCAAATTTATTCTGCATCAAATTACTTTCAATCAACTCACCATTGTAAAGCCATGTTTCAAACTTATTCAATGTTTGATGTGGCTTTAATCCAACGGCTATTCCTGAATCCTGCATCAATACAGTTTTCATTCCTATGCCTTTTGATTTCATATAAATAGAGCTGTTATTATCTAATCCCCTATTTATATTCATATTAGCATAAGGCCGCCAGTTTATTTTATCTAACAACTTTCTGCTGAATATCCTTCCTCCTCCTATTGGTTGGTCAGCATAAGCCGGCGGAAACCCATGCCACCACATTGTTCGCCTTGTTGATATTTCGTACAAGTATAAATCTTTCAATCCTAAAACATAATCAGCATCAGGTGAATAATTCTTTTGGTAGTAGTCAACTAATTCTTTTGAAAGTAAATCAGCACTACCGATTAGAATAACTGCATCTGGTTGGAATATTCTTGCTCGTATGAAAGCACAATTAAATTTCTGACTTAGTGAACATGGTTCAACAGAGTAATTTTTCCAATTATAATTTGTTATCTGATAATCTTCTAAATCCTTAATTGCAATTTTATCAATATCTGGAAAATTATCAGAATAATATTTTGCAACTACATCAGTCAATTCAGGTCGCTTCCATAGGCAAGTTACTATTGCGAGTTTCATTTGTCAAACTTCTTTTTTATCTGCTTAACTTTTGGTTCAATTAACTCTTTATTTTTTTTCTTAACTCTTATTGCAATAGTAATTGTTGGTTCTTTTTTTAATCGCCCCATTATGCAAATATAATACTTGCTTACAAATAAAAAACCCCCACCAAATTAATGATGAGGGTTTTTGAAAAGCCATTGATTTAAACTATGATACTGAGTTCTGAATACTTGCAACTGCTGTAGTGAAGTTGCCATAAACAACAGCACCTAAGTAGTTATTAGGTATCCACAAACATCCACGAGTTTCAACAAGAATGGTCACCAAGTTTTTAGTGAAATCATCATTCTCATATCCTACACTAATCATTGCATCTTCACGAACAGCAAAATTTACTTTTGTTGAATCCATGATGTAGAAATATCCAACCGGAACACCTGTTGAAGCTACAATACGAACGCCGTCAATTTCAATTACATTGCTTGAAGGGTAAGTGAGTAAGTCGCGAACATATCTACCTTGACTATCCTTTTGAATTAACATTTTAGTTAATGAAGTCGGATGAATCAAAATAATGTTCGCTTGAAAATCAGCACTATAATTAGTGTCGCCACCGGTTGCTACTGCGATTTGCTGAATACCAATCTTCAACACATCAAAGTAGTTAGCATAAGGAACACTTGCAGCAAATGTTGTTCCGCCTGTCCAGGCCGTAGCTTGATTCTGAATACCATTCAATGAAGTAGTGGTATTGGTTCCGGTTAAGGCATCTGTATCCATTTTCAACATAACCAAATCAACAAGTGATTTACGAATCATGTTATCCATGTACGGTACATCATCCAACATTTCTTTTGAAACTTTAATGTAAGAAGTGAACTTTATAACATTTGCTGAATTTTCAACTAAGTCAAAATCCTGTTCCGTCTTTGCGCTTCCCTCTGCTGTTCCACCTGCACCGCCGTCTGGATTGCGTTGTTCAACCCAATAGATAATTTTCTTCGCTGTTCTCATTGTGTTAATCAACTGAATAACAAATGGGTTACGGCGAACAATATCAACTGGCTGAGGAATGAAGTCAACAAGTGAGTAAGGAATAGAACCTGATGCAGCGCTAATGTTTGAGGTACTCATTGTACCCGCGCTCTTAAATTCTGTTCCTACTCCTTCAACCTTACGACCTGATTGGAACAATTTAACTTGTTCCGGTGTCATTAAAGATTTATAGGTTTCAAATAAATCTTCGCCGAAAGTTTTAGAACTTGTGTAACGCTTATTAGCGTTCTCCTTTTCAGCTTTAATTGAAAGTCCTATTTCTGTAATCTGTTCTTTCAATGCAATAATATCAGCATCAGTTGTGGCCGCTTTAAGTTTTGTTTCTAATTCTTTCAGTTTTTTAAATTCAGCACTTTCAGAAATAAGTTTTTTAAACTCTGCCTGAGTTTCTGCTATTGCCTTTGCTGAAACTGTTTTAAGTACTTCTTCTTTTGAAGCACCTCCTTCGCCTTCGCCTTCGCCTGACTTATCCATCTTCATAAATCCAAGTGGCATCATAGCCATTGAAGCGGTAATTGCGGTTGCCTTAGCACCGTCTTTAACTGTTGGAGTTGATGCAAAGCACATTAGCGCAATTACTGCAAACAATCCAAATGCAAACATTCTGAGTTTTGAGGTTCGTGCCTCGTAGTATTTTTTCATGATTTTGTGAGTTTTGATTTTAATGATTTTAATCAGTAAAATTTTCTGCTCATCCGGCTATCATGAAAGTGCCTTATTCGGCGGCTCTATGAAGTGTAAAGTAATAAAT